TATTTAATAAAAAAAAATTTTTTTTAAAGTATTTTTAAATTATATTTGCAAGCAAACAAAATAATATAAAAATGAAAAAAGAAACACGCGGCCGTAAAGCATTACCCGCAAAAGAGAAAAAGCAACCATTATACATAATGGTAAAGCAAAAGTTTATTAAAGAAGTTAACCCAAAACTTAAAGAACTTGAGAGAGAGTATTCTACAAAGTAAAGTGATCCGACATTTTGAATTGCTAGGCTGGTACGTTGTAAAAATAATACAATGCAATAAAAACGGCATGCCCGACCTTATGCTTCTTAAAGATGGCAAGACATTCTTTATAGAATGCAAGGCCGAGAAAGGCCGGCTTAGTGAATTGCAAAAGTACCGGCATGAGCAACTACAAGAATTAGGATTTGAAGTAAGAACAATTTATAAAATGCAAGAACTATGATAAGAGTCATTAATTTTAGCGGTGGCAAGACAAGTGCATTAATGACTATTTTAAATTATCGTCAAGGCGACTTAGTTATTTTTGCAGATACCGGTAGGGAGCATGAAAAAACTTATAAATTTATTCATGACTTTGAAGCTTTTGAAAACATACCTATTATACGTGTTATGTATGAAGGTGGCTTTAGGGGAATGCTTGAGAAAGGAGGTTTTAAAACTATGCCTAATAGAGTTAAAAGAATATGCACTTTAGAGTTAAAAATTAAAACCGCAAAGCGTTGGCTTAGAAAAAACTACGGGAAGCAAAATTATGAATGGCTTGTAGGTTTTAGATCCGACGAAGAGCGAAGAGTTAAAAAATATAATTCATTTGTAAATTACATTTATCCTAAATTTCCTTTATACGATCAAGGTATTGACAAAGCAATGGTTGACGACTATTGGAGCAAGAAGCCATATACTTTGGAAATACCGCCTATACTTGGTAATTGCACCTTATGCTTTCTTAAAGGAAAAAACGCTATAATAAATATTATGCGTAGCTATCCGGAACTTGCAAAGGAATGGATTGAAGACGAAGAGTTTAGTAAAACTATTGGCAAGGGCCATACATATTTTGAAGACACAACTTATAAGCAATTACTTAATTTAGCACAAAACGACCTTTTTAAAGGTCAAGATTTAAACCAATTAGATGCTGCATATAATTGCAGTTGCACCAATTAAATATCAATAACCAATGATTAAAGCAGCCAACTACTACGCAAAGCAAGGATTCTCCGTTATACCAATAGGGGAAAATAAACGCGCCGTTTTTCCTTGGACGGAGTTTCAAACCAGCATCATGAGTGATGCAACTATTAAGGCCCAATTTACAAACGAACGTTGCAAGAATATTGCAATTATCGGTGGCGGTGTTTCCGGTGGGCTAGAAATTATTGACGTTGATTTAAAGTACGATGTAAGCGGTACACTATGGGCGCGCTTGCAAGAAGCCCTTGCCGACCTTATGCCATTACTTTATGTGGTGCAAACTAAGTCCGGAGGGTATCATCTTTACTACCGATGCGAAGAAGTTGAGGGTAACCAAAAACTTGCCATGCGCCACGCCACTAAAGAAGAACTTAAAGAAACACCACACGCCAAAGAAATAGTTTTAATAGAAACTAGAGGCGAGGGCGGTTATGTATTAGCACCGCCTAGCGAAGGTTACACTAAGCAAAAAGATTTCGTAATCAATTTGATTACGATAGAGCAACGCGAATCCATCTTATCTATTTGCAGATCATTCAACGAAGTTATTAAAGAGGTGCGCCAGCAAGTAGTTGCCGACAATGATAACTTCGCCGTGACTCCGTGGGATGACTACAACGCCAAGTGTGACGTAGTAGCTTTACTAGAAAAATACGGCTGGACATGGATTGAACGCCGTGGCGAACGCGACTACCTTAAAAGACCTGGAAAAACGGACTCACACATTTCGGCCGATTATCATAGTGGCCTTGGTTTGTTTAAAGTATTTAGCACCAGCACCGAGTTTGAAACCGGTAAAGGCTACAAGCCATTTGCTATTTATGCAACGCTTGAGCATAACGGAAACTTTAGCGAAGCCGCTAAGCAACTTATTAAAGATGGCTTTGGTGAGCAACGCAATAGAGTCAATGGCAATATTAAAAAAGACTTTGTAGCTAAAAAAGACGAAGGCATCGACAATGATAACATTGCAGCTTTTATAAGTCAAAAACATAAGCTTGACATTAAGAAAGCTAAAAAACTAGTTGAAGACCTAGACAACGATAACGACACACAACTAAACACTTTTTGGAATGTGGTCAAAGGTGTTATTAATATTGATAGGTATAAGCTTATAAATGTTTTAACTAGCGAGGGCGGGTTTTATCTTTACTATTACGATAAAAAACTAAACTACCAACTGGTGCGCATAGTTGACAACTTTGTAAGCGAGACCAATATGGAGCAAGTCAAGAAGTTTGTTATTAATTATATTGATGCACTACCCTACGAAAACTTTGACGGCATTAATAAAGCCAAGCTGCGCGAAGTAATTTATAAAGGTGCCGACGCATATTTTAATAAAGGACTATTTGAGTTTATGCCTAACATAGACCTTAAGCTTTTAAAACATACTAAAGACTCGGCCTACTTCCCGTTCCTTAACGGCGTGGTGCATGTAACTAAAGACAAAAAAGAATTATTAAAATACGGCTCTATTAATATGCACGTATGGAGGGATCAAGTCATACAATATAAAATAGATGTCGACCAAGACCTAGACTATGAGAACGTACAATACACTAAATTCATTAATAAAATTAGCGATAGCAATAGCCAACGAGAGGCCTACGCAATCAGCCTCATCGGGTACTTGCTCCATACTTATAAAGATCCGACGAAGTCCTATGCCGTTATCCTTGCCGAAGAAACCGAAGACGAAAGTGCTGGTGGAGGTGCGGGTAAGGGATTGTTCTTTAAAGCAATAGGCAAACTTATAAACGTAGTAAGTATTGACGGCAAGAACTTTAAGCTAGATAAGTCCTTTGCATTTCAGCGCGTGGAACTTAGCACCCAGTTAATAATCATTGAGGATTGCCGTAAGAACGTAGACTTTGAAGGATTTTATAGCAAGATTACCGAGGGCGTAACCATAGAAAAAAAGAACAAAGATGAGGTTTATATAAGCTATGAGGACTCACCAAAGTTTGGGTTTACTACCAATTACACTATTAATTATTCGGGTGGGCATGGCAAAAGGAGGGTTAAGGTAATAGAGTTTAGTTCGTTTTTTAACCATCGCAATACACCGCTTGACTTCTTTGGTGGCAAGGCTTTATTTAACGATTGGGATAAAGACGAATGGAACCGCTTTTATAACTACATGATTGAGTGCGTGCAAATATACCTTGAGGCCGGAATACCAGCTTTAGATAATAGCGAAACTATTAATCGTAAGAATATTAAGCTTAATTTTGGCGAAGACTTCCTGGACTATTTTGATGCCCTAGAGCGTGACAAATGGCTAGACTTTAGTAACGAGTACCTTAACTTTTTAAACACCAATGACATGGACAAGAAAGATTTTAGCAAGGTTAAGTTTAAAAAAGCACTTAAAACCAGTGCCGAGTTATACGGCGGAAGCTTCACCACATTAAGAAACCATCAAAACAACATGAAAAGTGAGTTTAAAATTATACTTGGATCCGATAGCAGCTTTTGAGAAATGGCTAAAACTTAACCCAAAAGGTGGTATATTTGTATGGAAAGGGCAAAAGTTTAAGATTTCTAACAAAAGTTACACGAATTAACACGAGTTGCTTTTGGTTTATAATCAATGTAGGCTTAACTATAACACGACTTACATACTTTTTATTACTTTTTAGGGGGGGGGGTAAAAAAATAAAGAAAAGTATATAGGTAAGAATAAAACGCTAAAAAGCGTGTAAATTTGTGATAATGGATAAAAACCAAATAATAGAATTTGTCTACATGCATCCGGATATTAACCGGCTAATAAATTTAGTCGATCCGGAGCATTTAAGAGACGATTTAAGGCAAGAAATGGCTTTAGCCTTACTATCTATCCCCGAAGAAAAAATAGGCGAAATTTGGGCATCTAATGGCTTAATAGGATTTAGTATTAAAATAATAACTAATATGGCATTTAGTAGTACTTCGCCATTTTATAAGAAGTTCCGCAAGAATGACTATCAAAAAGCCCTAGAATATTACCGCAGCCAAGTTAAACTACCGGAATTAAATACTAACTTTGCTAACATAGCTAAAAAACATTTAGCCAATAAATACCAAGAAGACGAACTACAAGCACACGAAGCCATATTATTCACAAAGTACGTAGAACTAAGAAGCTGCAAAAAAGTAGCGGACTTTTATACCATACCCGAAAAACATGTTAAAGACATTATCCGTAAAACAAAACTTGAATTAAAGAACCTTTGCTTAAATAATAAAACTTAAAACAATGATAACAATTGCACTAGCGGCTTTTTTCTTTGCTTATTACTTTGTGGAAGTGGCGCGGATAATTTACTTTATTAAAAAGGTATGGCAGATTCCGTTTGAAAAAAGGATTAAGCCATTTGACTGCGTAACATGCTTAAGCGTTTGGATGGCGGTTGTATTTTATTTCTTGCCGTTTGAGTTGGTGCAATTTATTTGTGTTATATTTGGTGCGGGATTCCTAGGACAAAAAATTAAATAATTATGCAGCCAGTAGTACTACCAATACTTTGCCACAATAGCGACACCATTTTATTTAGCGAACTAGGTGTTGATTATAAGTTTACGGATTTAGAAGAAGTTGAGTTTATATTTTTTAACATAGACTTTGCGTGTGGTAATATTAAGCAAGGCAAAGAATATACCGAAATTGTGTGCGATGGCGAAGCCTATGTAGTCAACTTACCTTTTACAGAGTTTAAACAATTATTTAAATAACAATGGCAAAAGCAAAAACAAGCGACGCCCGAAAGGTTACCTTTGGCAAACGCAAAACCGGAAGGGCAAAAAAAAGCTATAACAAGCATTCACCAAAACCAAAAGACTATCGTGGACAAGGCAGATAACATAATACAAGTACTAGGCATAACGCAAAAGGTAAGCGGGTGCGGGTGGCATAGGGTTATGTTACCTTTGGCATTTATGCCCGATGCTTACAACCATATTTGCAACGTACCAACCGAAGAAATACTTAAAGAGCGTGGCTTTGATTTATTGCTCTATAATAGATTCAGTCCTTTTGACAACGCATGGGAAGAAACCAAGAAGCACTTTAAAGTTGTAATGGACTTAGACGATGACTGGGAGCTACCCTATAACCATCCTTTATTCCCATTCTATGAGCCACAAAAGAAGCGCGTTGTAAATAACATTTTTAACGCAGACTTAGTTACTTGCACCAACGAACGCATTGCCGATAAGGTAAGCAAATACAATAAAAACATTCTGGTATTGCCTAACTGTATTCCACTAGGCGAACAACAATACACCGAGTTTAGACACGATAGCGATAACGTGCGCATCTTTTGGGCGGGCGGTAGTACACACATGGACGATATTAAAATACTTAACGGCCCATTTAAGCGCTTAATAGGCATGAAAGGTATTGAGTTAGTCCTGGGCGGTTATACCGACACCGACGAGAATAGTAAATACTATTGGGATAAGTTATGGCACCTATTTACCAACGGCGGTCGCATACCAAATAGAAAGCTAAACGGAACCTTGCCAAATGAATATATGACACACTACGAACACGCCGACATTATGGTAATACCTTTAGAGGATAGTCCATGGCATGCTTGCAAAAGTAACCTTAAGATTCTTGAGGCGGCAAGCAAGCGCATTGCCGTAATATGTAGCGACGTTGAGCCTTACAACAAAGATAAAGACGCACCAGTGCTTTGGGTTAAAAAGCAAGGCGACTGGTTTAAGCACATACATTTTTTAGTTAACAATCCGCAAGAAAGGATCCGCATGGGTAATGACCTTTACGAGTGGGCAAAAACAAAATACAACTATGAGTCAATTGGAGCCACTAGACGCCAAGCATTTGGCGACCTTATTAAAGCATAAGCATTTTTACGACTTGTTTAAAACAAGCGGTGAACTTGTAGGCTTTACACATGAAATACAAAACGAACTTTTAGAAGTCATGCGCACTAAAGACCCGCTTTACCAATACAACGGGCGCTGCGGTGCTTGCGTAGGAAACTTTTTAGCTAACGTTTATAATACATTCAATGAGCAACTTCATTCATAAAACTGCAATAGTAGGGCCAAACGTAACCCTTGGCGACAATGTTTACATAGGGCCATATTGTGTAATAGGCGAACCAGCCGAACATAAGTTATTCTGGAAGGCACCAATAGGCGAGGTAGTTATAGGTGATGACTGCGTAATAACGGGCCACGTAACTATTGACGCGGGTACAACCGAAAAGACTACCATAGGCGCCGGAACCTGGATGCTTAAGCATAGCCACGTCGGGCATGACTGCTTGATAGGTAATAACGTGACAATAAGCTGCGGCGCAAAGATAGGCGGACACACTAAGATTGGTAATGGTTGTAATATAGGGCTTAACGCCGTGATTCACCAAAAGCAAGTAATCGCGCCAGGATGCATGATAGGTATGGGTGCCGTAGTGACAAAGAAACTTCATACAACACACGCAACAAAGTACGCTGGCAATCCGGCAAAAGAAATAGGCAAAAATGTAATCTAATAGCTTTACTTTTTACCAAAATAGTAAAGATAAAACTTGACAAAATGAAAGTATTAATAGCCGGCTTAACTTATGGCAAAAGGCCACTTGATATAATACATGAAAATATTTATAAATGTGGATTTGATGCACATTGGCTTGAGGTAATAAAAGAAGTTGGAGGCTTTGATGTAGGCGTAGTTGAAATAAATACCGAAGGCATTGCCAATGCATTAAACGAAGCAATAGACATAGCCGGTGCAGATGGCTTTGATGCCATTGCATATTTAGCAAACGACATCATTGAGCCGGATAATTGGCTAGCTAAAAAAGTTGAGGCATTGCAAACTTACCCAGATGCCGGCATCGTTGCAAGTAGTATTGATCAAGTTAGGTTTACAATACAAAGCGAACATATTATAAGCAATTGGCTTTTAAGCATGGAGGTAGTTTACAAGATAGGTATCTTTAACGAGTCGATGTTTCCTTATGGGCCAATAGACCTAGACTACTGCGAGCGGGCCAACCTAGCGGGTTTTAATACTTACTATGTAAAGGAATGCCAAGCATTTCATCAAGGGAGCCACGCCACTGGTAATGAGTACGGATGGGATAAAGGCGCTTTAATTGACAAATATTGGAAACAACACGTTGAGGATGTTTATTTATATCGCAACGGATTAAAAGATTTAAAACATGGAAATAAGAGAACACGTGACAAGAAAGTTTAAAGACATAGACGAAGAGAAACTTATGGACTTAGCCTTTGCCTATTGCGATAATTGCATGGAAGGGCAAAAGCAAGTGGCAACCGGTAGCGGTAAGATAGTAGAAATACGCGACCGCTTTGTGCCAACGATTGATTACTTCCTGGATCATTGGTTGCGTAAGCATGACTTTGAGTTTTATACAAAGATGGGTTTATGGAAGGTAAGGCAAGACCCAACGCACCCCTATCATGAGGTGGCTAATAGAATTGTATTTATGTTTAAGTCTTTAGCTATTGATATTGTAGCCAACGAAGGCAAAGCTATTTTCTACGCTAAAAACGCACTAGGCATGACCGACCGCGCACAAACCGAGAACACAAACATAGATACCATTACAATAAGGTATGAATCTTAATATAGATTTAAAAAAGCCACACCCAGCACAAAAGCAAGTATTGGATAGCGATGCTCGTTTTAGGGTTATGATGTGCGGGCGACGTTTTGGTAAAAGTTTAATTAGTCAAAACATATCTATTGAAACTGGAATTAAAAGGCAACATGTAGCTTATATTACGCCAACGTATCAACTAGGCAAAATGTTCTTTAAGGAAATATGTAAGCTATTGCCGGATAAGATTTTTAAAAAGAACGAGACCGATTTACTTATCGACTTTGTAACCGGTGGCTCGGTTAGGTTTTATACCGGCGAGCGCTTAGACGCAATGCGTGGTACTAAGTTCCATTTGGTTATAATAGACGAGGCCTCATACATACCTAACCTAGAAGAGGGATGGAATAATTCAATAAGACCTACCTTGACCGACTACAAAGGCAAGGCTATATTTTTAAGCACGCCACGTGGCAAGAACTATTTTTATAGCTTGTTTATGCGTGGCGGTGAGCCGGATTGGCAAAGCTTTAAATTTTCAACTTACGACAACCCGCATATAGACGCCTCGGAAATTGATGCCGCTGCGGCGCAATTGCCATCGGTAGTATTTAAGCAAGAATACATGGCCGACCCTATGGAGAACGCCGCCAACCCTTTTGGCTCCGAGTTTATTAATGCATGCACAAAAGAAACG